GATTCAGATTATTTCACATCAAGTGCAGATAATATGGATTCTCACCTCAAATTCTACACTGCTCAAGATAATACAAATACTCTTGCACTTACACTAGACTCAAGCCAAAATGCTACTTTTGCTGGTAGTGTTACTTCTGGAAATAAGTATGTAATTGATGGAAATACAGCAGCTAATCAAAAGTTTCAATTCCACGATGATAATGTTGGTTTGCAAAGAGCTGGTGGAAGTGATAGAACAGCTAATGGTAATAGTTTATATATAAGTGCTTTTGAAGATATAGTATTTACCGCATCTGGTGCGGCAATGGGTAGCCAAACAGAAAGAATGAGAATTGCTGATGATGGTCGAGTAGGAATAGGTCGTGAGCCTGTAAGTTGGGTGCATATTGACCAAACTGGTGCTGGTACAGAACGAGGTTTATATGTCTATCGTGACTTGGCATCTGGAAGTACAGATGGTGAGTTGGTATTTATTAATAATGACAACTCTGGAGATGACCAACCAGCATTAAGAGTAAAACAAGATGGTACTGGAGATATATTAGTTCTTGACGATGGTGCAACAAGAGTATTAACAGTTGTAGATGGTGGTAATGTTGGTATAGGAACGTCAAGCCCCATTGGTGGAAGTAGTAAAACAGTATTAACTATAAGTGACTCAGCTCAAGCAGTTTTGGTTCTTGAAGATACTGGCTATGAATCATCTGGAGATGGTTTAGCTATGCTTGCCTTTAATGATGGTGCATTAGCTTTTAGAACTGCATCAAGAAGTGGAACAGATTTTACAGGCTCAACTACTCAATTAATACTTGATGCCAACTCCAGAATCTCACTATCTAATAATGATGATGGTGTATCAAATACTATATTTGGAAAAGATGCTGGAGACTCTAATGGTGCTGGTGATTACAACGTTTTTGTGGGTGAGAAGGCTGGAGGTACTGGAACACAAACAGATGATGCTGATTACAATGTTGGACTTGGTTATTGGGCATTAACTGACCTGACAAATGGAGAATCTAATGTCGCAGTAGGAGCTTTTGCCTTAGAAAATAACACCTCTGGTGGGGCTAATGTCGCAATAGGTTCTTGGGATAGTTCTACATATCAAGCACCTCTGACAACAAATCAAGTTGGCTCTTTTAACATTGCTATTGGAAGTGGAGCATTAAGATTAGCAAATGATGATTCAGTTGATGGTTCAATAGGTATTGGTTATGGAGCATTAAATGAACATGTTGGTAATAGTTCAAATGCAAGGTTTGCCAATACAGCAAT